GAAGAAGCCTTACAAGCGATAGCCTGGCGTCGTTGGGCTATCCCTAATAAGCTTTACGGGGATGAAGATAAGTTCATGGAGGAATACCCTGCAACGCCGGACGAAGCTTTCATCGCCTCAGGACGCCCCATATTCCCACCCCGTTTCTTACGTGACTGTTTTATTAAACCACGTAATGAAGGAACTGGTTTCCTTAGAGAACGACCTGACGGGACTGTTATCTTTGAGCGCCAGCGAGGCGGACCTCTTACCATCTTTAAAGCCCCTAGTAGAAGAGATACTAGATCAGATAGATACTTTGTATCGGGTGACCCATCCAGATCATTAGAGGGTGACCCCGCATGTATGCAGGTTATCAATCGAGCTACCTTCGAGCAAGTAGCCGTCTACCATAACAACGTAGATCCTGTTACATTCGGTCATGAGATGATGCTCTTAGGTAAGTTCTACAACGAATGTATGGTATGTCCCGAGATAGAGGGCGGCGGTCAGGCTACCATAGCCATATTGTTAGACCGTAACTATCCTAATATATGGCAGCATCGATGGGCTGATAAGGCTCCCGGTAAGCTATCAACATCATACGGCTGGTCAACATCATTCAACCGTAAGAACTGGTGTATCGGTTTCCTTAAGAAGCTTATCCTCGAGCGTCAAGTTATCATCCACGACTATAAAACCTACGCTCAGCTCCGAGACTATGTCCAGCATGATGATAGCTCTAGCATGGGTAACGCTACTCCAGGTGGTCATGACGATGCTGTTATGGCTCTCGCAATTGCTGTCACCGCTAGCCAAACCGAGGGACCGTTTATGGACGACCGTGCGAGTGCCTCCGTCATAACAGATATGTTCTCCTCTAACTGGGGAGACTTCGAGGAAGATAACGCTTATGCCAATCTATGAATTCAAGTGCAAGGAGTGTGGTACGCATGTTGATGATACCAGTCGAGAAGTTATGGGAGCATGTAGGGAATGCGGAGGGCCACTTAAACGAGTGTTCTCAGTACACCTGCCAAGCAGTACACAGCACTTTAGACCCCACTATAATTTTACAGTTGGTAGTTACGTGTCCTCATGGAGTGACTTTAGCGATAAGCTCCGAATTCATGGAGAACATAACGAAGAAGTTACGGGGATCCCCACACTTTACACACCTTTACACCCGGCCGATATCAAAAGGGAGTCAATGAATGTCACAGGTGAAGGTGTAGATTCTGCTCTATACGACCCTAACACTACAAACCGTAAGGTAATCACATGAGCTTCGTACAGGACTCCCAACCAAGAAGTAAGGATGACACAGACCTCATCATGGAGTTACGGTCCTTATTCAAAGACGCACGTAACTCAAAGCGATCCCGATATAACATATGGGTCCGAAACTATGGACTTGTTAACAACCGTTCACCCGGTAAGAGTATGGCAGCAAGTACCGGATCAGGGTGGATGCCCCAGCCTCAGGACAGTGAGATATATCCTACCTGTAGTTCCTTAGTAGGCTGGATGACTGACCAGAACACCCAGTGTCGATTCACGCCAGCATGCGATCCCAACTCGGAGCTTTATGACTTCAACTCTAAGATATCCAACGACCTTGGAACAGTTGTCAAGTCAGCCTGGGAAAACGAAGATTACACTAAAGAGATTAAGCTGTCAATATGGGATAGTCTACTATACGGAGTCGGAATACTTAAGACCGTCTGGGATGCTGGCGCTGGTGGAGGCTACGGTAATGCTGTGCTTAGAAGGACAGACCCCTACTCGTTCTACCCTGATCCTAACGGCACTTCCCTAGAGGACTGTGAATACTTTGTAGAAGCCCATTACATGTCGTTCGAGGAGATCGAACGTAAGTACCCTGACCGTGCATGGCAACTAGAGGAAAGGCCGTTAGGTGGAGGCGAAGGAATCGATAGTAAGCCGGACTTATACGGAGATACCTTTAGGTCGCCTAAAGCTAATCCAGGCGCTCTACCGGGTGGTCAGGTTCGTTATGGTCAATCGAAAGATGGTAAGGACTATGTACACGATAAGGGTTACGTCGTATACGAGTTCTGGTTAAAGGAGAACTCCGAAGATTACGATAACTACGATGACCTTCCCGAGAACATGCGACCCGACATGTCCGAGCGAATCATTAACACACAATGGAGGGTAGTTGTCATCGCAGAGGATGTCATCCTATTCGATGCAGATGCAGATGAATTGTGGTCGTATGCTTCCCATCCATATGAGCGTTTTGTATTTGACGACATTGGAGAATTCTATGGGATTGCCTTGGTTGACCATTTATCTCATCCTCAGATTTATATTAATCGCTTACTCACGGCTCTCCAGCATAACGCTGAACTTGTTGGAAACCCCATCTTCATGGAGGCTGCTAATTCAGGACTTGGAAGGACAGCTATTATTAATCGTCCGGGTCAGCGTTTAACCCTCACCGGCAGTTCAGCTATGCAGAACAAGCCGGACTGGTTAACACCACCCTCTATGCCAGATGGAGTTATGAAACTTGTCGAATTCTGGATCTCACGAATTGAATCTATCAGCGGACTTTCTGCTATGGTTAAGGGTGCCACCCCTACTGCACGCAACGCAGAGGGAGTTATTAGTAGCATACAAGAGGCGGCTTTCGTTAGGATTCGAGCAGCGTTACGAAATATGGAGAAGTGCCTTGAAGGCTCTGTACGAAAGGTGGCCGACCTTATCATCGACAATTATAACGAACCCCGAATGCTGGCTATCCTCGGACAAGACGGCTCTCCCACTACCATCGCCCTCAGCGCCGATCACTTTATGGTTCCGAGCGACGGTGGTAAGTCACCCTTACAATACTCGCTTAATGTCGAGGCTGGATCAAACTCTCCAACTAGCCGACAGGCCCGAATTGCGGAAGCCGATAAGCTCGTCGCAATGGGCGTCTATGATGATGTAGAGGTACTTAAGGTTCATCAGGTTCCTAACTATATGGAGATCATCAAGCGTAAGGACGAACGTAAGCAATCTGGCTTATACGAGCCACCTGGAGCTAAGCAAGCCGGAGGCCACACCCCAGGCTCCAAATAAAATCCTGAATCTTCCACTTGGTAATTTCTTCCCGGCAGGAGTAGAGTTAGAGCCATGAACCATCCCGAGCCTCCTGACTCTCCGGCGTGGGGGAAGTCCTTAACTGAGCCGGAGTTCATTACGAATCAGACAGGGAGATTAGGGGTTGACATTTATGTCGCTGCTAACCCTGAGCAGGTGGAGCGTGCTAATCCTCATTGTGGACAGCATGCCTATTACCCCTCACACGATTACGGGGAGTAGATTTAGTGGGAACCTGTACTCCGAAAGGGGGTGAATAGGTTGGCACGTCGTAAGCATGGTCGTCACGGCAAGCGTAAGTAGCCTGCCTTAAAACATGGATACCTTAGAACGGGTCCAATAACATAACCCTGTTGCCCTCGACACAGGACGAAATCTCAACAGAGAACGATAAGCTGGCTCCTGCGATAAAGGTAGGGGCCAGCTTTCGTTTATATAGAAGGGAGAACACTATGCCAGGTGGAGGACACTCCCGAGAAGCCGGGACTACTAAACGTAAAGGTCGTTATTCAAAGAAGGGGAAGCGAGCCTAATGCCTAGTAACAACCCAGGTGCCAAGGGTAAGGCCCGTAAAGTTACCGCGTCAAGCGGTCACTCCTCTTCTGGTAGTCATCAGTCGCACCGTAGGAAGGGTAGAGCTTAAATGGCTAACCCTGGTGCTAAGGGCTTAGCACGTAAGACCGGGTCTGCTGCCGGTTCGCATTCAGCTTCTCATCAAGGTCGGTATAAGCGTAAGGGAAAGAGAGCTTAACATGGCCCGTAAACATAAGGGTATCTTACGTGCTCACAGCAAGTCTGGTACTGACATTCCCGGTCATGGTATGGGGAGTCAGGGTTCGGGGGAGAAGCACTTTAGCTCTAGGCAGATGAGTACGACTAAGGGTCGTGGTAAGCGTAAGGGCACCTACCGTTCAGGGAGAGGTTAACATGGGGTTCATTGAGGATATCCAGGCTGCTGTTGCTGATGTCCGTACAGCAGTTAATAAACTCGAGTCGGTAGTTGCCAGTAACGCTACTGTACTTCCGACCGAGGGACCGGTTAATCCTCCGGTCGTTAATGTACCTGCTCCTCCGGCTCCATTACCTCCTCCCGAGCCTGAAGTCGAGACACCTGAGGAAGAGGCTGCTGAGGAAGCTAATGAGGCTCCTGAGCCTACTGATAGCACCGTTACTACTATCAGCGTCCCTCCTACCCCTACTACCCCTCCTCCTACGACGTTAACTCCCCCTCCCTCTACTCCCTCCTCTCCTCCCTTACCGGGTGAACCTACTCCTCCAGTTAATCCAGTTCCACCTAGCAATGTGACAGGAGCTTAATCATGCCTTCTCCGTCTACGTCCAAGAAGGGCACGAACATTATCATGCGTCAGGGCCAGACGGCCTCGATCTATGGTAACGACCCTAACACCGCTCCTGAAATCAAGGACGATGTTCGAGATCTGAAGCCGTAAGGTCGTAACTTAATCATGCCTCCCGGTGCTAAGCAGGGTCAATCAGCTAACGATATCCTTAAGAACATCGTTGGTGAGTTAGCTCAGGCCGCTACTATGCCTGATGCTGACCCACAGTTCTTCCAGAAGGTTATCGCAGCTATTACCCAACAGCTTAGGCAATCGGGTAATCCCCAGGCACCGGGTCCAGGTAACGGTCCTGGCGGTCCTGGTGCTCCTCCCCCTGGTATGCCACCTATGCCTCCTGGTGCTGGTGCTCAACCACCGCCCCCAGGCCCCCCAGGTTTAGGTGGAGGCCAGGCGGGATTATCAGTTACAGGTAAAATAGGTGCGCCAGGTAATCAACCTGGCCCTACAGGTGGAGCTATGCCACCAACCAACCCCGATGAACTACGCCGGATCTTAGGACAGGGACATTAATGTTAGCCGTAATGTTAGCTCTCTCTGAGGCAGCGACTATCGCACTAGCCGTGCTAGGTACGTTAGTTGCCATCGCTCTCCTTATGTTTATCATGGGACGCCGGTAATGTCAGACATCACACGGTTCACTATCGACTCTGAGGCTCTTGAAGCTGCTATGAAAGAGCGTTGGGGAGATCCTGACAAGATCGCTGGCTTAATTCCACCTTCCCCCGAGCCTGATCCTACTATCACTCCTGAGCCTGAAGATGAGTTAGATCTTGGCTTAGGTGATGATGATACAGACGATAATGACGATGATGAATCTACAGAACCCGAAGTCGAGGATGAGGTTGAGGGCACTACACCTCCCTCTCCTCCTTCGGACTTAATCCCGCTTGGTGACGGTCGTTACCTCACTAAAGAACAGATCGAGTATTACGCTAACCTAGATGCACGATTCGCTCAGGATCAGGCATTCAGGGAGCATATCCAGAACTTCGGTAAGGCCCCTGTTAAGCCTGCTGAGCTACCCCCCGAGATCGACTTAGACGATCCTGCTACCAAATACCTTTACGACCGTATGCAGGAGATGGAGCGTCGGTTAGCTCAGACCGGTCAGGTCGTTACCTTAACCCAACAGCAGCAACAGGAAGAGTTAGATCGTCGTACTACGGCTCTCGTTAACCGTGTTGCAGCTAGCTTCCAACAGCAGCACGAATTAACAGATGCTCAAATGAAAGAACTCAGAACAGCGGCTGCTCATGTGGGCGGTGTCGATCGCTATATGTCAGGGGTTCACCCAGTAACTGGGGAGATTATCCCTAACCCTGACATTATGAGCGCAATCGACACCGCCTTAACTATTGCATTCCGAGCTAGAGAAGATTTCGTTACTTCATCTACAGAAAAGGTTGTACGTCGGCAGTTAGATAACAAGCAACGTAAGGCACGGTTAAATAAGATCGGTGGTAACAGTGGCTCTACGCCACGGACGCCACAGATCCCGACTGACGCTCCTGGTCGTCGGGCTGCTATGTTAGAAGAAGTCCGTGGTTTGATGAATGGTCAACAGGCCTAAAGAAAGGTATTGAGTCATGGCTACCCCGATCGGGACTAACGAGATTAACTCCCTATCCCGTAGATACATCATCCCCACGATCTACGACCTGTTCTACAAGTCCAACTTAATGTTCTTCCGGCTTAATGCCAAGAACAAGAAGATGGTTCAGGGTGGGTTACAGATCGAAGTCCCGCTTATGTATCAGGGCTTTGCGGCCGGTGGATACTACCAGGGATATGACCTGCTTGACGTGTCGCCCTCTGACACTGTCTTAAACGCAGCGTTCGACTGGCGTCAGGCTTATGTGCCAGTGTCCGTGGACGGGTTAACTCTTATCCGTGCGGATTCCCCTGAGCAGGTCGTTAACTTCCTGTCTGTTTACTTCGAGCAGGCAGGTATGCAGTTAGCGGAAATCCTCGGACAAGGTGTGTGGTCGAGTGGAACCAACGCTAAGTCAATCGACGGAATCCCCCTGGCTGTGGATAACGGTACTGTTACCGGAGTTAACATCTACGGGGGACTTAACCGCTCGACCTTACCTTTCTGGGCTGGTCAGATTGACTCCACAACCACTACTACCCTCCTTGCGCTCCAGGTCGGATTCGGTAATGTTACCCAGGGCGGACGCCACCCGACGTTGGGAGCTACCACCCAGGCCATCTACAACAGGATCTGGAACTTAGGGTTATCTGGTCAGGCTTTCCCGGTTCAGCCAGGAGCGGTTGATGAGCAGTTACTTCAGGCAGGCTTCACGAACCTTGTGTTTAACGGCGTGCCTATCGCTGTGGACTCTCATATCCCGGCTAACAACTTCTTCTGGCTTAACGAGGACTACATGTTCCTCTACGTTAACCCTCGGGCCGACTTCAATATGAAGGAATTTCGTGAGCCAGTTAACCAGGACGCTATGACCTCCCAGGTTCTGTGGGCAGGTAACCTTGTTGTGGCTAACCCGGCCCTCCAGTACCGGTTCTTCACCTTAACCTCGTAAATCCTATGACTGACACCCTTACACATAACTTAGCTACTATCGATCTTAACTCTAGTATGACGGTTAAGAATGTGGCTCCTT